GAAAAGCCTGTGGCACAGAACGGCAAGCCTCTCATTCCCAGAGCGACCGCCGAATACCGTGAGGATTTCTATAATCTCATTCGCGGCAAGCGCCCTGTCCACAATGTCATGGAGGAAGGCACTTCTTCCACCGGTGGTTATCTTGTTCCGCTGGAGTTCGACGACACTCTCGTTAAGGCACTTGCCCGCGAGAACGTAATCCGTTCTCTGGCAAAGGTCATCACAACTGCCGCACCTCACAGAATTAATGTGGCGCTTACTGATGTTTCTGCCGATTGGGTAGCTGAGTCCGGCGTGTTTACACCCTCCACTCCTACCTTCAACCAGCTCTCTCTCGATGCATTCACGCTTCGTGCGGCAGCACTGGTCTCCGAGGAACTGCTTGAGGACTCCATGTTCGACCTTCAGGCCTACCTCATCGACAACTTTGCCCGCGCTTTTGCGGCCAAAGAGGAACAGGCTTTCTGCATCGGTACCGGCAGTGGTCAACCTACAGGCATCTTCACCGCAAACGGCGGCGATCTCGGCGTGACCACCGCTACTGCCGGAGACATCAAGGCGGACGAGCTTATCGACCTGACCTACTCCCTCAAGGATGGCTACAAGAAGAACGCCGTGTTCGTGCTTGGCAGTGGCACTCTCGCAAGCGTCCGCAAGCTCAAGGACGGTAACGGTGCATATATGTGGCAACCCTCTCTGCAGGCTGGTCAGCCTGACCGTCTGCTCGGTTTCCCTGTATATGTTTCTCAGTATGCTCCTACCATCGCGGCAGGTGCCTATACAGTCGCTTTCGGCGATTTCCAGAACTACTGGATTGCGGACCGTACCGGCAGAACTGTTCGCCGTGCAGACGAGCTCCACATTGCCAACCTTCAGACCGGCTTCTACGCTTTCCAGCGTGTTGACGCTAAGACGGTACTGCCTGAAGGCATCAAGCTGCTCAAGCAACACGCCTAAGGAGGTGGCGATATGAGCGAATATAACGCGAAGAACTACACCGAACAGGGCGGCGAGAAAACCGTCATCGGCGGAACGCTGGAAATCAGGGAGGGAGCCTCGGTAACGGGGCTTCCTTCTGCAAATAACCAAGCAACCAGCACAGCTGCTACCGTTGCCGCAGTCAAGGATGATTTCAACGCTCTGCTGCTCAAGCTGAAAGATGCAGGGCTTATGACCCCGGATGCATGGAATGTATCGGTTTCTAAAATCCCCACACCCAGTGGCGAGGATATAATCGCCAACCAAAGTAAGGTTATGGCGATCACCATTGAGGACGGTGTTATTACCATTGCTGCTTCAGTATCGGAGCTGATTGCTTTTCCAAGTTCTAATCCGGCGCAGGGTACGCACAAGTGGGTCGGAATGCTCATTACCACAGGACTTGCAGATATTACTTCGGTTAAGTACAACGGTTTTCAACTTACAGCCGCTGATGCTACCGAAGCTACTACTGTCGGTGGTTCAGCCGGAGATATCGTCATGTGGCTAAAATGCGATGAAATCATAAATACTCCGAAGGTCTTCACCCTGTGGGCTTCCGGCTATCCCGAAGCGACCTTCACTGTAGTAATTACTGAACCGGAAGAATAATGAAAGGACGGTGGCGGTATGACGCTGCTTGAAAAAGTAAAGGCAAATCTCATCCTTGAACACACGGTGGACGATGAACTACTGCAGATGTACATTACTGCCGCAGTTAAATACGCCGAAAGCTATCAGCATCTCGCAGAAAACTACTACACCGGCCATCAGATGCCGCCTACTACGGAGCAGGCCGTCATCATGCTGTCGTCCCACTTCTATGAATCAAGGGACGGCAGCACGGGCGGCTTTTTTGCCGACAACGTGCAAGCCGGACAACAGGTGTGGAATACGGTCAACCTCCTTCTAAGACTCGACCGGGACTGGAAGGTGTGAGTATGAGTTTTGGGAAGATGAACTCCTTCATCGACATCATTTCAGCAGAACCGGTCAAGGACGCCGACGGCTTTGTAAATCACGGAGACACAGTTATTGCGTCAGTCAGAGCATATTTTGAGCAAAAGAACTCTACAGAAAAGTGGCGCAATATGTCTCAGAGCAGTGAGGTTAACGCCTTGTTCCGCTTACGCGTCGTCCCTGACCTTGAGTTGAACAGCCGCCACATTATTGCCTGTGAAGGCAAACGCTACAACATATTCTCGGTTGAAAATGTAAAGAGCCGTGGAATGTATCTTGAAGTATTGGCGGTGAGTTCTGATGGCTAAAGTCGATTTCAAAATGCCGGAAGACTTTCTCCTAAAGGTGTCAAGGCTGGCTGAAAGAACCGACGAAATCGTACCAAAGGTTCTTGAAGCCGGTGCCGAAGTCGTATATGACAAGGTAAAAAGCAACCTTTCATCTGTGGTCGGTAAAAACACGAAGATTGAAAGCCGTTCCACTGGCGAACTTGAATCAGCGCTTGGCGTTTCTCCGGCCAAACAGGACAGAGATGGTAATTTCAACGTGAAGATAGGCTTCAAAGAGCCGCGTTCGGATGGCGGCAGTAACGCTAAAATTGCTAACATCCTCGAATACGGCAAGCATGGTCAAACCCCGAAGCCTTTTCTGAAACCTGCCAAAAGCAAATCAAAAGACGCTTGTATCGAGGCTATGACAGACAAGCTGGAAAGCGAGATTGATAAGCTATGAGTATATTGTCCGAATTGAATGCACTTTCTGAAACCGCAAATATCCCTGTCGAAACAGGTGTCTTCAGCGGAGTGCCTCCCGATGAATACTTGGTACTGACTCCCTTAACCGACACTTTTACTGTTTTCGGTGATAATAAGCCGCTTGCGGATATACACGAAGTCAGGGTTTCACTGTTTAGTAAAAACAACTATTTACAAAGAAAGAATCAGCTTGTGAGGATGCTTCTCCATGCTGATTTTGTTATAACTGACCGCCGGTATGTAGGACACGAGGATGGTACCGGCTATCACCATTACGCCATTGATGTGGCGAAATATTACGAACTGGAGGAATAGCAGATGGCTACTATCGGGCTTGACAAGCTCTATTACGCAAAAATAACGGAAGGCACGGACGGGACCGAAACCTACGGCACGCCCATCCAGCTTGCCAAAGCGATGAAAGCGGACCTTTCGGTCGAACTGGTGGAAGCGACCCTTTACGCAGATGACAGTCCCGCCGAGGTTGTGAAGGAATTCAAATCCGGAAAACTATCACTCGGTGTCGACGACATCGGCACAACCGCCGCCGAAGATCTGACCGGGGCGAAGATTGACGACAACCATGTTGTGATATCCGGAGGTGAGGACGGCGGCGCTCCCGTTGCTATCGGGTTCCGCGCAAAGAAATCCAACGGGAAATACCGCTACTTCTGGCTTTACCGCGTCGTATTCGGTATCCCGGCGACCAACCTTCAGACCAAGGGTGACAGCATTACCTTTTCCACGCCGACCATCGAAGGTACGGTCTACCGCCGTAATAAACTGGACGGCAACGGAAAACACCCGTGGAAATCCGAGGTCAACGAGGACGACACAAGCGTTCCGGCATCTGTTATCACAGGCTGGTACACGCAGGTTTACGAGCCGACGTTCGCGGCTCCTGTCGGAGGTGGCGAATAATGGCTGATGAAAGAAGCGCAAAAATCGCAATCGGTGGCCAGAATTACGAGCTGATCCTTACCACCAAAGCGACAAAAGAGATCGCCAAGAGATACGGCGGTCTTTCTAATCTGGGCGAAAAGCTCATGAAAACCGAGAACTTTGAGATGGCGCTCGATGAGGTGGTGTGGCTCATTACGCTGCTTGCCAACCAGTCGGTGTTGGTACACAACCTGCAGAATCCCGCCAAGAAACGGGATCTGCTAACAGAGGATGCGGTCGAACTGCTTACCTCGCCTCTCGAACTCTCCGATTACAAGAACTGCATTATGGAAGCGATGTTCAAGGGAACGAAGCGCAATATAGAAAGCGAGGACGAGTCCTCAAAAAACGCACAGGTCGGGTAAGCGACGAGGAGTTGTTTGCCCGGCTGATTTTTTATGGCGTGACTCTGTTGCACCGGTCTGAGCGGGAGGTCTGGCTTATGCCGCTGGGTCATCTGCTCGACCAGTGGGAGATATATAAGCAGTTTAACAGTCTGGCAAAACCGAAGCGTGAGCATTACATCGATGAAATCATACCAAGCGGTATCTAAGGAGGTGGTGAGATATGGCGGATAATTTTGGCTTGAAAATCGGCGTCGAGGGTGAAAAGGAGTTCAAGAAAGCCCTTTCTGACATCAACCAGTCGTTCAAGGTACTTGGTTCGGAAATGAAGCTGGTCGAGTCCGAGTTCGGCAAAAATGAAAACAGCGTCCAGTCCCTCACCGCCAAGAACGAGGTTCTGACAAAGCAGATCGATGCGCAGAAAGAAAAAATAGAAACGCTCCGCAAGGCACTTGAAAATGCTTCCGATTCCTTCGGCGAAAACGATCGTCGCACACAGCAGTGGGCTGTTCAACTGAACAACGCGCAGGCAGAACTCAACGGCATGGAACGCGAGCTCAAGTCGAATGAAAAGGCGCTTGACGGTGTGGCAGACGAGTTTGATGATGCTGAAAAACAAGCAGACCAGTTCGGCGACGAGCTTAAAGACGCGGGTGATAAAGCCGATGATGCTGGCGGGCGGTTTCAAAAACTGGGCGGTGTTCTAAAGGGTATAGGAGCCGCAATGGGCACCGCTTTTGTCGCGGTGGGAGCAGCCGCCATCGGAGCAGCAAAATCCCTGACCGATATGACGGTCGGGGCTGCTGCCTACGCCGACGAAATTCTCACGATGTCCACGGTCACGGGAATGTCAACTGAAAGCCTGCAGGCATACAAATACGCCGCCGAACTGGTCGACGTCTCAATGGAGACCTTAACCGGTTCTATGTCCAAGCAGGTCAAGTCAATGGCGAGTGCAAGGGACGGCTCGGCTAAATTCGCCGACGCATATGCAAAGCTTGGTGTATCTGTAGCAGATGGTAATGGTCAGCTCCGTGACAGCGAGACTGTATATTGGGAAACCATCGATGCGCTTGGTAAAATCTCGAACGAAACCGAACGCGACGCCCTCGCTATGCAGATTTTCGGCAAGAGCGCACAGGAACTGAATCCGCTTATTGCACAAGGCAGTGAAGGAATTGCAGCTTTAACGGAAGAAGCGAAACGCATGGGCGCAGTCATGTCCGAGGATTCTCTGAACGCTCTGGGTAAATTTGACGACAGCGTCCAGCGCCTGAAGGCGGGTGCCGGTGCAGCAAAGAACGCGATGGGTACTATTCTTCTGCCCCAATTGCAGACACTTGCAGACGATGGGGTGTCTCTGCTTGGTGATTTTACCCGTGGACTCAACGAAGCTGGCGGCGACTTCGGCAAAATATCCGATGTAATCGGCAATGCAATCGGCGGAATTGCGGATATGGTCCTTGAAAACCTCCCGAAGATTATGGAGGTCGCTGTTGATATCATTATGGCGCTGGTAAACTCCATAACGGATAACCTGCCTATGATTATTGAAGTAGCCAGTTCGGTTATTTTCACCCTGCTCCAAGGGTTAGTCGAAGCATTACCGCAGATCACGCAGGGCGTTATACAGCTGGTTATGTCCTTAGTGGATGGAATCATTGACAACCTGCCTATGCTCATACAAGCCGCCATCGACATGATTATTACCCTGGCACTTGGTATCGCGGACGCGCTCCCGGAACTGATACCTTCTATCATAGAAGCAATCATTCTGATTGTGGATACTCTGCTCGCCAACATGGATAAAATCCTTGAAGCGGCTTTTGCAATTATCGAGGGATTAGCAGAGGGACTTTTGAACGCTCTGCCGAGGCTTATGGAGGCGCTGCCGCAGATTATTACGACTATCATCGAATTCATTACCAGCAATCTTCCCGCTATCATCGAGATGGGTATCACGCTTATCGTTCAGCTTGCGGCGGGTCTGATTAAGGCGATTCCGCAGCTGTTAGCCGCCCTTCCTCAGATTATTGCGGCAATCGTCAGCGGACTTGGCAGCGCGGTTGGATCTGTTATGCAAATTGGTATAGACATTGTTAAAGGTCTCTGGGAAGGCATTAAATCGATGGGAAAATGGCTGTCAGACGCAGTAGGTAACTTCTTCGGCGGGATTGTAAGCGGTGTGAAGGGACTGCTCGGTATTCACTCTCCGTCAACCGTGTTTGCCGGAATCGGCAGCAATATGGGCGAAGGCATCGGCATCGGTTTCCTTGATGCAATGAACGGTGTTGAAAAGGATATGCAGAGGGCAATTCCTACAGAGTTCGATGTCAACGCAACAGTAAACGGTAAGGGCAAGGCCGACAGGACCGTGAATCACACCGGAGTTATCCGTGTCGAAGGTGTCAACAATCAGAACGAGATGACATCGGTGGTGGATATTATCATCAATCAGTTAAGGGGTGAGGTGCGTATATGACGGAACTGAAAAACATGGATAGCGGAATTGTCATCACCTCATTCGTTTCACTGAAAGAAAAACAGGAAGTTATCCGCACCATCCATAAGACACTTGACGGCAGGCAGCTTGTATCTCGGTTTGGCAAGCCTGCCGTCTCTTATGATATTACCGTTTATGTGAAGGAAAATGGCAGACAGGCTCTGTTCACCGCCGAGGATCAGCTTTCGCTTTTAAAGGTTACGCTGGGTGATAAGGTCTATTACGGCAGGATTACCAAACTGTCCGATTTCGACCGTATTTCAAGGGAGTATTTCAAAGCCGTGGTCACCCTTGCAAAAGAGGTGGACGAATGAGAAATGTACCGCTTGATTTAAAACAGAAGCTTCTTAAACAGTTTTATGGTGTGTCCAAGGATAACCTCCCGCAGATTCAGGTCATAGCAAAACAGGCAAGCATTAACACGCTGATCACTGAGGTGATTCATGAAGATATTCCGGCTAACTTCGGTGATATTGCAGTCAGGCAGCTGCCGGGTGAAGCCCAGCCGAGTCTTGTGTATGCCATTTGTGTTGACAATGGTACGGGCAATATCTACTCCCGGAAGATGCCCGCCTTCGCCGAGCAGGATTGGGAGCTTGTATGTAGCATTGGCTCAGTAAAGGATGTTGCTATTGAGTTCAACGGTGAATGGCGCATCAATCCGAAAAAGCGGTACTACGAGCTGTTCACAGAACAAACACCGTATATCTTTTTTACTGATAACATCAACAATCTCTACGTGCAGAAATGGAACGATGTATCTACGAGGATACCTCTCGCTGCAGGTGCATCGCAGATTTCCGTATGCCGAGGATGGCAGTCGACGCTCGACACGGGAGTCGATCAAGGGCTTATCATCGGGTACCTGCGGGACGGAAAGGTGTTCTATCGAGCCTATTGCCAGCAAAGCAATGGAGAATATATCTGGGAAACCGAGAATGAGGTCACGGAACTCGGAACCGGCAACACGACCCTCTGCGTTTTCCGCACCAACGATTTCAGAGTGGGTTTTCTCACTGAGAACTCCGGTGTGATGAACTATGTCCTCTCCGAGCGAACCTACGCCGGTCAGGCAATGCCGCCGGAATATGCAGAAAGCTGGCCTGAGGACGCAAGGGTGTGGATGAGCAATGTCCGATATTATTACCCTGTCTTATCTGAACACGGTGCTGCAATACCCGACAGACCATACCTTGCCTGCTATTCAAAGGATGAGCCTGCTCTGGCTGTTGTCGAGCATGAACGCATCGGGCTTCGTGAGATTGTTATGACCTTCAACCGTCCGGTTGGAGGAATACCCGGTGCGTTTGAGAATTACTTTACTACCTTTCCGGTGCGTCCGGTAGAGTCCTGTGTCTGGCAGAACGGCAACCAGCTGAAGCTGACCCTCGCGCAGGATTTGGGACAAAGCGTCGACTTTACGATTACGGTAAAAAGATGCCATGAGGCATGGCAGGTCATTGGCGGCCATCGTATGCCCATTGAAGCGACCGTGTTTATTCTTGATGGATTCCCGATACAGACCATATTGAGGGAAACTGCAACAGTGACTCCGACCGCCGGGATGTACATCGATCTCAAGAACGACCATCATGCGTTCCTGAATGAGAGCGTTACGGTCAATGTTGAAAGCACCATCACTCTGCCGCCGGTAGGCATATTACCGATTTAGGAGGAAAAGCTATGGAATTTAAACAAAAAGCGGTCATCCATAACCGGTTCGATGTCGAGGTGCGCGATGCTAAGACAAACGAACTGAAGCAGACGGCCGTCGCCTACAATATTATTCTGAACCGCTGGTTTCACTACTTCACAAACACCGGCGGAGTAAGCTATTATGCCGACCCTTTGAAGGCAATCGGCTTTGGAAAAGGAACCGGTACACTGAGCGAAACCCGAACCGATGTCTTCAGTTATGTCGGCCGGAAAGTGCCGACTACGATTGAAACGGTGTATGCGTATCCGACCTCATATATCACGAAGGAAATCCGTCTTGAGGCTGACCAGTATAACGGAAATAACATTACCGAAGTAGGCTTTCTGGCCGCCTATTACGATACCTATTATCACTTCGTCACCCACGCTTTTCTGCAGGACAGCGAAGGCAACCAGATTGCCATCCAGAAGACCGACACCGATGTTGTGATTATCCGGGGAACCTTCTATGTAACCTTCACCTGCACCGGCTTCGGAGACAACGGTATATATCCCCCCGCTGATCAGAACGGTGTTATAAAGTGGCTGCTTGGAGTAGCAAGTTTTCCAAACACCATCTCATTTTCAAGGTATAACCTACAGCAATCAACCGACCTGTGGAACAACAAACATGGAACAAAAAGCGCCAGCTTAGATGCCTGCACCCGGAACCCGACAACCTGGCGGATCGACTATCCTGTCATCACATGGCTTGATACCGAGCGAAACAACCACACTGTAAGGACTATCGGTATAAATAGCATCGGCGCAATATCCCTGCCGAACCACACGATGTTTCCACCGGTTCAAGTAACTAAAATCGCAATAGGCACAGGCGACGGCGTGACGAAAGACTTCAGCATCAAAGCGCCGTTTATCATCCCGAATTCCGAGACCATATATGTCAACAACGTGGCGCTGACAAAGGGAACGGATTACGAGATCGACTATGAGAACAACTTCTGTGATATGCGGGAGAACTACCACACCGCAGGACTCACCTGCAGGATGGACAACGTCAGCTTCGGCAATTTAAAGACTGCATCAAAAAGCGGCTCGAACTATCGCGATCCTATTGCGTGGTGGGACTGCTACGAGGCAAATCAGTATCCTTCCTCCTGTACGGTAAATGAAGCGAATCCTATCTTTTTCGATTTCGGCTCCGCGAAGGAATGCAACCGGATGAAGATTGAAATCAACACTGTCCCCGCCGCGCAGATAGATAATCTGAAAATACAGTATTCAATCGACAACAACACTTGGACAGACGTACCGGATATGTCGAGAACCAATCAGGTGTGGAGCTTTACCCTTACTTCGGCTCGGTACTGGCGTGTGTTTATTCCTTCGTACAACTGGTCATATGCGCTGACCACAGGCACAAATACCCGAGATGAGCAGGCTTTCGGCACGACCTTCTTCCTCGGCAAAACAGTGCCGGGATTGAAGTTTACCACTCCGCCCGCAAACGGATCCGCCATTGAAGCAAGCTACCAGTTGGAGCTGCCCTTTAAAACCTCAAATAATCTGCTCCGCTTTACCTGCTCGCTTCTGCTGTCAAGGGGCGAAGGGAGTTAATTATGAGGCTGACCTTTGAATACACAAAAACGGCAGGCACGGGATTTTCGCCGCAGGCAGTACATATGATGGACAACGGCTTGCGGTTTATTTATCTCACCTCAGACGGTCTGGTAGAAGCAAATGAATGTTTCCCTGATATGGGGCTGTATGATGAACTTGCCTATACGGATAAAGGCAGAATATCCGCCGACTTCGAGGTGAGCAGGCCTCAGCTGAAAAAGGTGGCTCACCACGGGGCATACGGATTCTGGAGCAGTGAGGAAACCCATCGGTTCGTCATATATATGCTGCCGTATGATGTGTCGGCCGCGCTTGTCGACGGCAGTATTTCCTTCACGAAGGACAGCCCGATTTCGCAGCTCAGTATCTCGTTCATGAATCTCAGAGGCGAGCTTGTCGGCAGGCACCGCTCGGCACTAATGCCGAATACGATTCTTGAAATCGGCTTCACAATGGGCAGCAGTCCTATTCTCCCTCTCGGCAAGTTCTACATTGACCGCGTCAGTACCGCTTTCCCGGAGGAAACCATATCGGTAACGGCCCGGAACAGCATCGGCAAGCTGCTGAAGGAACAGACATTTGACGAAAACAACAGCTTCATGAACGCAACACTCAAAGAAAACCTCGAAGCAATACTGCTGCTGTCCGGTATAGAGAGCTACTTCGTCGGCAATTCGCAAAAAACATGGAGATTGACTTTTGAACCGAATACGTCTTTGCAGGCCGGCATTGAAGAGGTTATTTCGCTTCTTCCCGGCTGGCAGATGCGTGAGAATACGGATGGAACGGTCGGAATTGCTCCGATTACAGACAGCCGTTTTGAGCAGCCCTCGATTTATGTGTTTGAGCGAGAAAGGACCTGCTTCAGCTACGATGTGGAATACTCCGATGAAAATACCTATGCCAAGCTCTGTGTTTCCTGCAAGGAGCCTGCCGCGACCGTTTATGTTACGCTTCCGCCGCACAGGTGGTGGGTTTCCTCGCAGAACAAGACGATGTATATCACCGTGCCTGACGGAACGGGCAGTGCCGAGATTGAAGCATATGCGGATGAGCTGGCAAGGCTGATTGCCATCAGCGGAAGAATAGAGAGCTTTGCCGGAATCTTCACGCCGCAGCTGATTATCGGCGACGAAATCGAGCTTGTCGAGACAAACGGCAGACGAAGCAAAACCGGCACCGTAACAAGCGTCCGGCACAAGTTCGGAAAAGGCGGATTCATTACCGAGTTCACTGTGGACAGCTCCGGAAGAAAAGGCAAGGCGCTTCTCAAGGACTATGTATCTCAAATCGGTGGCAAATCCACGCAAAGCAAAGTGGTAATCTCATAAATTCAATGCTGTTTGCAGCACTCCGATTTGGGGTGCTGTTTTCATATTAAAAAAGAAAGAGGTAATTCAAATGAAAGAAATCTGGAACTGGATTCAGGTAGCAATTGCCGCTACCGGAGGTTGGCTTGGTTACTTTCTGGGAGGGTGGGACGGCTTTTTGTATGCACTGCTTGCATTTGTAGTCATCGACTATGTGACCGGAATAATGTGTGCGGTGCTTGATAAGAAGCTCTCAAGCGAGGTCGGCTTTCGTGGCATTTTCAAAAAAGTGCTTATCTTCTCACTGGTGGCAATCGGACACATCGTAGATAAAAGCGTAATAGGAGACGGCTCCGTGATACGGACAGCCGTCATCTTTTTCTATCTCTCAAACGAGGGCGTCTCTATACTCGAAAATTCAGCTCACATCGGCCTGCCCGTACCGCAAAAGCTGAAGGATATTTTAGAGCAGCTTCATAATCGAAGCGACAAGGAGGATAAATAAATGAACCTGCATAAACTCATTCTGACGAATAATGCCTGCTACAAGGCAGGCAGAACAATTACGCCGAAGGGCATCATGGTGCATTCAACCGGGGCAAATAACCCAAACCTCAAGCGCTATGTAGGTCCCGACGACGGCTTGCTCGGCAAGAACCAATACAACAACCACTGGAACCAGGACAAGCCGGACGGACGGCAGGTCTGTGTCCATGCCTTTATCGGCAAGCTGGCGGATGGCAGTATCGCAACCTACCAGACACTACCTTGGAATCATCGCGGCTGGCACGCCGGAGGTTCTGCGAACGATACACACATCGGCTTTGAAATCTGCGAGGACGGTCTGACCGATGCAACCTATTTCAACAAGGTATACAAGGAAGCTGTGGAGCTTTGCGTATATCTCTGCAAACAATACGGGCTGACGGAGAAGGATATCATTTGCCACAGCGAGGGTTATAAGCTGGGGATATCCAGCAACCACGGCGACGTCATGCACTGGTTTCCAAAGCATGGCAAATCGATGGATACATTCCGAGCAGATGTAAAATCCGGTCTTGCTCCCAGCGATCAAACCACTACGCAGAAGTATTATCGCGTCCAGCTCGGCGCATTCTCGGTCAAGGCAAACGCCGACGCCATGCTCAAAAAGGTCAAAGCGGCTGGCTTCACCGATGCTTTTATCAAGTACAGTGAATAAAGAGTACACCGTCGCTTTGCAAAAGTCCATAAACCACAGGTCAAGAGGTTAACCTACAGTCACAGCCCGTCGAGGATTTTTCTTCGGCGGGCTTATTTTTATATAGAAACACCTCCCCAAAATCGCTCCATTTTCTCCGTATGGCGAGGAGGTGGTTTTGATGACCAACGAACAGAAATCAACCATACTTCGCCTACGATCTGAGGGATGTAAGTATATATCAATTGCCGAAGCGGTCGGTCTTTCGATAAACACAGTGAAGAGCTATTGCCGCAGACAGGGTTTAGCCTTGGCTGCTGAAAAAACGTCTGTCATTAATGATGCTTCTCGCTGCAAGCAATGTGGACAGGCACTTGTGACTAAGCCCGGAAGCAAGCCAAAGAAATTCTGCTCTGATAAATGCCGTAACGCATGGTGGAAAATGCATCCGAACGCCGAGAACAGAAAGGCGTATTACAGCAGGATATGTACTCACTGTGGGAAATCCTACACGGTCTACGGCAGACCGAATAGCAAGTTCTGCTGTCACGCGTGTTCGGCACAGCACCGCACGAAAAGAGCGGAGGCTGACATATGATGCAGGACAGAAAAACAGAGCTGATGAAATACAAAGCCGTCGTCGCTGTGTTGAGGAGATGGCTGTCCGAGGGGCATATTACCGTCCGTGATTATGCCAAGCTTGAGGAAAAGCTCGCGGTCAAATATCGCGTATCTTTGTGCAGTATATGGCGCGAATTGCCTTGACTTTATCGTCCTTTAGAGCGAATATGTACCCCCTGAAAGGAGGTGGAGTATCAATGGCAAACAGCCGAATTACACAAATAGAGTTTGCGCCGCGAGTTCCCTTTGAGGGAAAGCGCGTGGCGGCATACGCCCGCGTTTCGTCAGGCAAGGACGCAATGCTTCAGTCGCTTGCATCACAGGTCAGCTATTACAGCGACCTGATTCAAAAGCACTGCGGCTGGGAGTACGTCGGCGTATATGCGGATGAAGCGAAAACCGGCACAAAGGACAGCCGTGAGAGCTTTCAACGCTTGCTGGCGGATTGTCGCGCTGGGAAAATCGATATGGTCATCACAAAGTCTATATCGCGCTTCGCCCGGAACACGGTCACACTGCTATCTACGGTTCGAGAATTAAAAACGCTTGGCATTGATGTGTTTTTCGAAGAGCAGAATATTCACAGCATAAGCGCCGATGGCGAACTGATGCTGACAATTCTTGCATCCTATGCGCAGGAGGAAAGCCTATCGGTTTCCGAAAACCAGAAGTGGCGGGTACGCAAGAATTTTGAAGAAGGCAAGCCGTGGGATTGCACAATGCTTGGCTATCGGGTAAAAGACGGAGTTTTCCAGATCGTGCCGGAGGAAGCGAAGACGGTACGCCTCGTATTCTCGCTTTTTCTTGAGGGCTACGGAAAACAAGCCATAGCCAACAGGCTTAATGAGATGGGAATACCCACGCGCATGAACAAATCGTGGTGTCAAGCCACCATCAGCAAAATGCTCCGCAATGAGAAGTACGCCGGAGATTTACTGCTGCAGAAGACCTTCCGCACCGACCATTTATCAAAGCAAACACAGATAAACCGTGGAGAATTGCCACAGTATTTCGTGCAGGAGGCGCACGAGCCGATTATCGACAGGGTTACGTTTGAGGCTGTGCAAGAGGAGCTTTCACGCAGAGCAGCCGCTGTGACCATGAATACCGGCTCGGAAACCGCGTTCACAGGGAAAATACACTGTAGCATTTGCGGTAAAAACTATCGGAGGAAGACAACGCCGACCGGCTTTGTTTGGATCTGCGCCACATTCAACACCAAAGGGAAAAAGCACTGTGCTTCAAAGCAGATACCCGAAGAGACACTTAAAGCAGAGTGCGCCGCGATACTTGGAACGGACGGTTTTGATGCCGCTGCTTTTTCGGAGCGAATAGCATTCATCACCGCACAGTCAAACAATCAGCTTGAGTTTCATTTCAAGGACGGCACGGCAGCGACGACTCAGTGGCAAGACCGTTCACGGCGTGAAAGCTGGACGGATGATAAGCGACAAAAAGCAAGAGAAAAAGCGACAAGGAGGAATGGCTGATGGCAAGAACAATCACAATAATACCGGCGACGGTCACATCGCGCTTTTCCAATCTTGCCGTGTCCGTGCCCAAGCGGCGCCGGGTTGCGGGTTACGCCCGCGTTTCCACGGAAAAGGAAGAACAGCAATCCAGCTACGAGGCGCAGATCGATTATTATACCAAGTACATCAAGGAGCGACCTGACTGGAACTTCATCGCTGTGTATACGGACGAGGGTATTTCCGCGACCAACACGAAAAAGCGCGATGGCTTCAATCAGATGATTCATGATGCGCTTGATGGAAAAATTGACCTTATCATCACGAAATCGGTCAGCCGGTTTGCGAGAAATACGGTCGACAGTCTCACCGCCGTGCGAAAGCTCAAGGCGGCGAACATTGAAATTTACTTCGAGAAGGAAAATATTTGGACTTTTGACGCCAAGGGCGAGCTGCTCATCACAATAATGTCCTCGCTGGCACAGGAGGAAAGCCGGAGCATTTCGGAGAACGTCACGTGGGGCTGGCGCAAGCGTATCGCCGACGGAAAGGTGTCCATGTCATACGGTCAGTTTCTCGGTTACGAAAAGGGCGCGGACGGTACGCCGCAAGTCGTTCCGGAGGAAGCGGAGATAGTGCGCCGGATTTATACGATGTTTTTACAAGGAAAAACACCCACGGCGATTGCAAAGCATCTTACCGCGCAGGGCGTTCCGACACCCGGCGGCAAAGAAAAGTGGCAATGCGCGGTCGTCGAGAGTATCCTGACAAACGAGAAGTACAAGGGCGACGCGCTGCTGCAGAAGACCTTCACGACGGATTTTCTGACGAAAAAGATGAAGCCCAACGAAGGCGAGGTTCCGCAATTCTATGTCACGGATAGCCACGACAGTATCATCGACGCGGAGATGTTCGATTATGTTCAGGCAGAGTTTGCCCGGCGCAAGGCGCTGGGGCGCAGTTATAACTGCAAAAGCTGCTTTTCAGCAAAGCTGGTATGCGGCGACTGCGGCGGTTTCTTCGGCTCGAAGGTCTGGCACTCGACTGATAAATATCGCCGTGTGATATGGCAATGCAACAGCAAATTCAAGACCGGTGAAAAGTGTACTACGCCGCATTTGACCGAGAATGAGATAAAGGAACGGTTTATTGCCGCGTGGAACAGTATGCAGGATATGACCGATGAAGTGATTATCGACTGCCGGTTGGCGATTGCGGAGCTTTTCGACAGCGACGCCATCGACGAGGAAATCTTCGCGAAGAACAGTGAAGCCGAGGTACTTGTCGAAATGAATCGCAAGCACATCACCGAGAACGCATCGGCGGCACAAGACCAGACGGCATACAAAAAGCGGCAGGATGAGTTGGTGGCAAAGTACAATGCCGTGGCAAAACGGGTAGACGAACTCAAGACTGAGAAGGAAGCACGAAAACGGCAGCGCACGGTGCTCACAGCGTTTGTGGACACAATGGAACGGCAACGCGGGTCGCTGACCGAATTCAGCGTGAGCCTGTGGTCGGCGGTCGTCAAGAAGGCAATGGTCTACAACGACGGCCGGATAGTGTTCATGCTGATGAACGGCACTGAAATCAAATAA